CGCCACGAAGTACTACGGCCTCATCGCCGCCGTGAAGGGGGCGGGGACCACGACGCTCCTCGTCGCCGGCACCCTGCGCGTGCTCGACCCCGACTACGCCGGCTAGGCCAAGGGGAGTCCGCCGAGATCTCCGAAGCTCGGCGGACTCCACAGATCATGCCCCTCATCCTCGTCTCCCCCCCCACCGAGGAGCCCGTCTCGATCTCCGAGGCGGAGGAGCACCTGCGAGTCGAGACCGCAGACGAGTACAAGCACGTCGAGCGGCTCATCACCGCGGCCCGGCAGTACGTCGAGGATTACACGTGGCGCGCGCTCGTAACGCAGACCTGGGAGCTTGTGCTCGACGAGTTCCCGGATGGCGAGGTCGAGCTCCGCAAGGGCCGGCTCTCGTCGGTCACCTCGATCACGTACTACGACACGGCCGGCACCCTGCAGACGCTCGCGCCCGCCGCGTACCAGGTCGACGACGCGAGCGATCCGGGCCGGGTCCTCCCGGCGCCCGGCGCGTCCTGGCCGGACACGCAGGCGGAGCGCGTCAACGCCGTCCGCGTGCGGTTCGTGGCCGGGTACGGGAACGCGGCCGCGGTGCCGCAGGCGATCAAGGCGGCGATGCTCCTCCTCATCGGGCACCTGTACGAGCACCGGGAGAGCGAGGTCATCGGCACGATCGTCACGCCCCTGAACTTCGCGGTCGATGCGCTCCTTGCCCCGTACCGCCTGCACTGGGTGGGCTGACCCATGGCGATCCGCGCCGGCGAGCTAGACACCCGGGTCCGCATCGAGCAGCGGTCCACGACGCAGGACGCGGCCGGCGAGCCCGCGACCACGTGGACCCTCGTCGCGGAGCGCTGGGCCTCGCTCGAGCGCACGCCGGGCTCCGAGGTCTGGGCGAGCGCGCAGCGGAACGGGCGCGTCCCCACGGTTTTCCGGCTCCGCTACCTCGCGGGCGTGCTCCCGTCGATGCGGGTCGTCGTCGGCGACACCCAGGTCTTCGACATCAAGAGCGTGGTCCGCCCGAGCGGCCGCGCCTCCGACATGCTTCTCGTGACCGACCAGATTGTGGAGGCCACGCCGTAGTCCTCGCCGTGAACCCTTGAACGGAGGTAGTGCCCATGCCCGCCGGAACCCTCGCCGCCGCCACCCTCATCAACGGCCGCGCCGCCGTCGACCTCACGAACGGCGCCTCGCCGACCGCGACGGACGGCGACAACTTCGCGAACAACGGGAAGGTGTGGCTCGCGGTCTACAACCCCGAGGCGTCGTCCTGCAACTGCACCCTCGACGTGACGCAGACCGTCGATGGGCAGGCCGCCCCGGACAAGGTCGTCGAGGTGCCTACGCTGAAGACGGTGCTCATCGGCCCGTTCCCGACGACCGTCTACGGGACGACGACCAAGGTTACCTGCGCGCTCGGTGGCGCCGGCAGCCTCGCGAACGTGAAGCTGAAGGCCGTGAAGTTCGAGGCGTGATGCCCGGCGGCTCCGTCACGATGAGGGTCGAGGGGCTCCGCGAGCTCGAGCGGAGCCTCGTCGAGATGGACAAGGCGGCGCCCCGCATCATCGCGCAGGCTCTCCGCGACCCGATGCGGCAGGTTCTCGTGGACATGAAGACGCTCGTCCCGAAGCGCACGGGCGAGCTGGCCGACGCGCTCGATCTCACTCCCGTCCGGCGCGCCAGCGCGCGCCGCGCCTCGATGGCGGACACGCTCTCCGAGGTGGGGATCAGGATCAAGAAGACCGTGGCGGGCAAGGTCGGGACGTGGGGCGGCGCGGACGGGGGCCGGCTGAACCCCCGGTACTACTGGCACCTCGTGGAGTTCGGGACGGCGCACAGCGCGGCGCATCCGTACATCCGCCCCGCCTTCGACCAGAACACGCAGAACCTCATCGGCGGGTTCAAGAGCATCGCGCGCCAGCAGATCGAGAGCACCGCGGCGCGGTACGCGCGCCAGTCGGCACGGAGGAAGCGCTGATGGCGACCTTCGGCGAGACCCTCCGCGCCGCGCTCGTCGCGAGCCCCGCGGTCGTCGCGATCGTTGTCGGACGGATCTTCCCGAACGTGATCAAGCAGGGAACGACGATGCCGGCGCTTCGGTACACGGTCGTCGACGACCTGCCGTGGAACACGCTTCCGGGCGTCGTCACGCGGCGCCGCGCGCGCGTCCAGGTGGACGCGTACGCGAAGAAATACCTCGACGCGCACGCGCTGGCCGCCGCGGTCGAGGGGGCGGTAGGGAGTCTCACGGGGCCGGCGGTGACAGCGGTCCTGCTGTCGAGGCGGGACGGATTCGAGGACGAGACGGAGCTGCACAGGGTGTCGATGGACTTTTCGATGTCGATGGAGGTCACGGGATGAGCAACGCGACGACGACGGTGGGGCTGAAGCTGCAGCGCGGCGACGCGGCGACCCCAACGGAGGGGTTCACCACGATCGGCGAGGTCACGAACATCAGCGGTCCGAACGAGACGGCGGGGCAGGCCGACGTGACGTCCTTCGACTCGACCGCGAAGGAGTACCGCGCCCTCCTGCCCGACTCGGGCGAGGTGACGTTCGACATGAACTTCGTCGGTTCGAACGCCCAGCAGCAGGGGCTGCGCGCCGACATCCGCGCCGGCACGGTGCGGAACTTCAAGCTCATCCTGCCCGACAAGACGCTCGAGGCGAACTGCACGACCTGCGCCTTCAGCGCGATCGTGACGGACCTCTCCGGCCCGCAGGGCGGGGTGGACTCCGCGCTCACGCAGTCCTGCACCCTCAAGGTCACCGGGCAGCCGGCCTGGACCTACGCGAGCGCGTAGCCATGGCCCACATCCTGTCGCGGGACTCGATCCTCGCGGTGCGGCTGCGCCACGAGGACGTCGAGGTTCCCGAGGTCGGCGGCGCCGTCCGCGTGTGGGAGATGTCCGCGCTGCGCCGGCTCTCGATGGTCGAGGCGGCGCAGAAGGAGGAGCGTTCCGTTCTCGAACGCGGCGCAGTCCTCGCCGCTACCTGCGTCGGCGACGAGTCCGGTCCGTTCTCGCCGCCGTGGACGGCGGAGGAGGTGCTCTCCCTGACGCTGAAGTCCGTGAACCGGCTCTGCGAGGTGGCGGCGCGGCTTAACGTCACGTCGAAGGAGGCCGCCGAGGAGCAGCGGGGAAACTCCGAGGGCGAGCCGACAGGCGCTTCGCCTACCGACTCGCCCTAGCTCACCAGAGGCCCGACGTGGACGGGATGCTCGCCGAGATGACCGCCTCCGAGTTCGCCGGGTGGCGGGCCTTCTTCTCGCTCGAGCCGTGGGGCTTCCACGAGGAGAACCGGCGCATGGCCGTCCTCGCCTCCACGATCTCGAACATGAGCGGCAAGATCGTTCGCCGACCGGTGACGCCCGACGCCTTCATGCCGGTGGAGCGTCACCAGCCGACGAGCGTCATCGACAAGGTGAAGGCGGCGTTCGGGTACGGGAAGGGGAAGGGGTAGCCCATGGCCGTCCTTGCCGACCTGCTCGTCCGGTTCGGGGCCGACTCCGCGGAACTGCGGAAGACACTGAAGACGGTGCAGTCGGACCTGAGCGCGTTCCGCAAGGACGTGGCGGGCATCACGGGCGCGCTGCGCGGCGCGTTCGTCGCCGTGGGCGCCGAACGGCTCGTCAGCGCCCTCACCGACATGGTGGTCGAGGGCGTCGAGGCGGCCGACCGGATGGGCAAGCTCGCCCAGCAGTCCGGGCTCGCGGTCGAGGAGATGTCCGGGCTGGCCTACGCGGCGGAGCTCTCCGGTGTGGGAACCGAGGGCCTCGCCGCCGGGCTGAAGAAGCTCTCGACGGAGATGATGTCGGCGGCGGGCGGGTCGAAGGAGAGCGCCGCCGTCTTCCGCGCGCTCGGCGTCGAGGTCATGAACGCGGACGGGTCCCTGCGATCGACCAGCGACGTGCTTGGCGACGTGGCGGACCAGTTCGCCCACATGGAGGACGGGCCCGGGAAGGCGGCCATCGCCGTCGCGCTGTTCGGCCGAAGCGGCGCAGAACTGATTCCGTTTCTGAACGAGGGATCAGCGGGACTCGAGCGGCTCTCCGCGGAGGCGGAGCGTCTCGGCCTCATCATCGACGGCGAAACGGCGAAGTCGGCCGACAAGCTCGGGGACAACTTCGACCGCCTGCACATGATGGGTAAGGCGTTCTCGGTTCAGCTTTCGAGCGAGTTGAACCCGATGCTGCTGCGGCTCTCCGACTCGTTCATCGCGGCGTCCGCGGAAGCCGGCGGAATGCACCAGGCGGCGACCGCTGTGGCCGCCGTGATGAAGAGCATCGCCACGTCGGCAGCCATCGCCTGGGCCGCGATGCAACTGCTCACGAACCACACCGCGTCGGCTGGCGTCGTGTTCGACGATCTGAAGAAGCGGATCCACGACATCTGGGACGGTCCGGGCGGGCTCGTCGGGAAGCTCACGCGCACCGGCGGGGCGCGTCCGGCTCCGATCATCACGAAGACGACGGAAGCGGTCGACGAGACGGAGAAGTCGATCAAGTCGCTGCAGAACACGCTCACCGGGCTCGACACTCAGGTGGCCACCTTCGGCAAGGGCGACGTCGAAGTGCTCCGCTTCCGGCTCGAGCAGGGCGACCTCAAGGACGAGCTGGCAGCGGCGGGCCCACTCGCGGCCGCGTACAAGGAACAGATCCTCGCGGCCGCTGGCGCGCTTGTGACCCTGAAGACCAACGCGGCGGCGACCGATGCCGAAATCGATCGGCTCACCGCGCTGGTGGACGAGTCGCGCAAGGTGATCGACGAGACCCGGACGCCAGCCGAGCAGTACGCCGACACCGTGGAGCGCCTCGGGAACATGCTCGCGCAGGGCGCGATCGATCAGGAGACCTACAACCGGGCGATGGAGAAGGCCCGGAAGCAACTCGACGATACGAACTCGACTGCCTCCGATCTCGCGGACGCGGGGGCCGACGCATTCGACTCCATTGTCCAGGCCGCCCGCGAAGGTGGCGACGCGATCGAAGCGTTCTGGAAAAGCCTGCTCGACTCCTTCACTGCGATGCTGCGGAAGATGCTGTTCGACTGGCTCAAGGCGAAGGCCGCCGCGGGGCTAGGCAACGCGATCGGCAACAGCATCGACGCCGGCGGCGGAGCCGGCGGCGGGTTCGGAATACCGGAGGCGTCGCCGGGCTCTGGTGGCGCCAAACTCGAGCCCGCGGGGTCGGTCGGGGGAAGCGACAAGTCGCAGGTGTACCTCTCCGTCACGACGTTCGACGCGGCGAGCTTCGACGCCTTCCTCGCGAAGAACGAGGGCGTGCTCGCGTCCCGGATCAACCGCATCGCCTACAAGGGGAGGACGTGATGGGCGCCACGACGTTCCCGACCGACCTCTACGCGCGCATCTCGCCCGACGGGTACGAGAACGAACCAACGTACGACGTCACGGTCCAGGGCGCGCGCGACACGTCGGAGCTTCGCCTCTACAACGGCGAGAGTCGGCGGATCTCGTTCACCCTCACCACCCGCGACGCGAGCGAGCGCTCCGTGCTGACCGCGTACTGGACGGCGCGAAGGGGTCGGTACGACTCGTTCGACTTCATCTCGCGCGACGACCTCGCCACGTACCACGTGCGCTTCGAGGAGTTCTCCGGCCGGAAGACGGGACCGACCACCTGGGAATACTCGATCGGCCTTGTGGGGAGCGCGTCGTGATCAGCGCAACGACCGAACTGGCTGCCTTCTTCGCGGGCGCTCCGAAGGTTGGGGTATCGATCCCGCTTGTCACGATCACGCTGGCGGATGGCACCGTGCATCGCTGGGCGCGATGGGCGACGAACGTGTCGTTCGGCGGAACGACGTGGTACGCGCACGCGAGTGGAGGCCGGCCGCGCATCGCGGAGTACCACTGGCGCTCGCCGGCGGGCGTGTCCGAGATCGGCACGTGCGAGATGACGCTCGAGTGCGGCGAGACGGCATCGCTCGACGGGAGCACGCGCCTGACCCTCGCGGCCGGCCGCGGCGTGTTCCGCGATGCGACGCTGCTCCTCGAGCGCGCGTACACGGACGCGCCGGGCAACGCCATCATCGGAAAGCTGTTCCGCTTCTACGGGCGGATCACCGGCGCCGACCCGGACTCGCAGACGGTGCACCTGAGCGTCGCGAACACGGTGGCCATGCTGCGCGACCAGAGCCTTCCGAAGACCCTGATCACGGCAGCCTGCGGGAACGCGCTGTACGACGTGGCGTGCGGCCTTACCCGCGCCACCTACACGACGAACACCGCTACGCTTGCGGGCTGCACGACGCGCATCCTGAACGTCAGCGGCACGTGGGCGGACGGGTACTGGGACATCGGATCGGTCGCTCTTGGCTGGCCGGTCACGGCGCGGCGCGGAGTCCGCAGCAGCGTGAACAACGCGCTCACCCTGACGATGCCGCTCGCGTCCGCGCCCGCGGCAGGGATCCCCATCGCACTGACGCAGGGGTGCGACCACACGACCGGGTTGAAGGGGTGCATGCGTTTTTCCAACCTCGCGCGCTATCGCGGTGCGCCGCAGCTTCCCGAGGAGCACTAGGCCATGTGGCTCGTGCAGGTAGTGGTCCGGGGCCTGCTGGTCATCGGCGCGAAGGTATGGGCCGCGTTCCACCGTGCGCCGCGGGCGGTGGATCCGAGCCGCAGCGAATACTTCCCGCGACCCGCGTCGTACGGGCAGGCTCTGCCTACCGTCTACGGCACCACCCGAGTTCCGGCCCTTGCGCTGTCGCGCGGTCGCCTCGAGATCGATGGGGCGATCTGGCGGCAATACAACCTCGTGCTCGCCCTCTGCCAGGGCCCGGCGACCGCGGTCCGTGCCGTGTGGCTGACCGAAGGCGGCGAGGGCGAGACGACCGGAGCTCGCCAGCGGATCGAGTGGACGCGCATGGAGGAGTGCGGCGCGACGCTCGAGGTCGGCAACCTCACGGGCAACGACGCCACTGCCCCGATGCTCGCGCGCGGCGGCGTGAACGAGTTTCTCGTCGCCACGGACGGGAACAAGCTGCGCTTTCTCAGCCACGTCTGGGTCGACTGGCCGATCGCCGAGTGCGGGAACCCGACCGACCCGGAGGCGATCGACCACTGGGAAATCTGGCGCTGCGCGACGCAGAGCGGGACGTACACGCAGGTCGGCACACTCTCGGGCGCCTCGCTCGGGACGCAGATGTTCTACAACCTGAGCGGCCACTACCGCGACTTCGGCGGCAGCGTGACCGACTGGTACAAGGCGCGCTGGATCTCGAACTTCGACAACCCGGGCACGTTCTCCACGCCGCGGCACGGCACGTTCACGGAGGCGGCGAGCTTCCTTCCCGCCCTTGCCGGAGCCACGACGATCACGCTGGGCGAGGCGTCCCTCGCGTCGCAGGACCCGAACTATGCGTACTATCCGTCGTACGGGGGCTCCACCCTCGACGGCACGTACGCCGTGTCGTCGATCACCGATCACGAGGTCGTGCTCACGAACCCGCAGACGGTGCGATCGGTGTGGAGCTCGCTCGGGGCCGGCGCGAACGTCGTGTTCCGAACGTCGTACTACATCGTCTCCGGGACCGGGTTCTCGTACCCGGGCATCGCGCACATCCGGGCCGCGGTGCTCGACCTCGCGAAGCTCTACTCGACGCTCGACCCCGCGACGACGGTCACGCCGGCCTTCACGGCGGAAGTGTCGGGCCTGCTCGCCACGAGCGGGCCGAGCGGCATCGACGCGGAGGGGCCGGCCGCCATCGCGGACATGGTGGGGACGAACTACTGGGCCCTAAACGCGCACACGACCGTCGAGGCCGACGTCGGCGCAGACGGGACCGCCGACAGTTCGGCGAACCGCTACTGCCGGGCGGCCGGGTCCTACGTCTCGGGAGCAATCTCCCAGCAGCGCAGCGCGGCGGAGCACATTCAGGGTGTGCTCGACGCGATCGACTGCACGCTCGTCGACAGCGAGCAGAAGCTCAAGATCGTGCCGCTGGGCGACGAGCCGATCACGGGCAACGGGTACACGTACACTCCCTTCGCGACGGCGCGCTACGACCTCACGTTGAGCGACATCCTCGCCAGCGGGGACGAGGCGGCGGTGGCGATGTCCGCCCTGCCTGACACGTCCGCGGCGAACGTCATCAGCGTGGAGTACCGCAACCGAGACGCCATCGGCTCGCCTTACCGGATCAGCATCGAGACGGCGCTCGACGGCGCGGACATCGAGTCGCAGGCGCTGATCAGCGGCGGCACTGGCAAGAGGGAAGCGTCCCCGCTTGTGCTGCACTGGATCGCGACACAGGCGCACGCGCGACGGATCGCGCAGCTCCAGTTGCAGCGGGCCCTCTCCGTTCGACATACCCAGAAGTTCCGGCTTCCGTGGCGCTTCGCTCGCCTCGAGCATGGCGTCGACTTCGTCACCCTGACCGACGCGAACGCGGGGCTCGACCACTACCCGGTCCGCATCATGGCGATCGAGGAGGACACGGACGGCGAGATCGGGATCGAGTCAGTGGAGTGGGCAGAGGGGTCCTCGCTGGCGGTCACGTACGCGACGCAGCCTCCGATTCCGACGCAGACGACGGCGGCGGACCCGGGTCCGGCCGAGACGCCCGTCGTGATCCCCGTGCCGTGCTACATCTCGGGGCTGGAGTACGCCGTGTGGGTCGCGGCTAGCGGGCCGGGGGCGAGCTGGGGCGGATGCGACGTGTACGTGTCCACGGACGGCACGACGTACGAGAACCGGGGCGCGATCTCCGGGCGCTCGCCGTTCGGGACGCTGATCAACTCGCTCGCGAGTGCCACCGGGCTCGACGAGACGAACAACCTCGATGTCGATCTCTCCGTGTCTCGCGGATCGCCGGAGATCACGTCGTCCGGCGGACGCGACGCGCTGGATACTCTCTGCTACGTCGACGGGGAGCTGCTCGCGTACACCTCGGTCGCCGCGTACGGCACCGACCCGTACCGCTGGCGGCTGACGAGCCTGCGACGCGCCGCCCTCGGCACGAGCGCCGGGGCCCACGCGGCCGGGTCGCAGTTCGTGCGGATCGACTCGAAGCGGGTGGCGTACATGACGCTGCCGGCGTCCGCGTTCGGCGTACCGATCTACATCAAGCTCCGGCCGTTCAACATGAACGGCACGGGGCGCCCGGACCTCGCGGACGTGGCGCCGTATCAGGTCACGATCCCGCTGCCGGTTCCTCCGCCACCGACGGGCGTGACGTTGGCCGTCGTGTCGTCCGTGCCTGACCTCGCGTCGAATCAGTGGCGCGCGGCCATCTACGAGAAGTTTCACATGCGGTGGGCGCGCGTCCAGTGGACGGACGGCGTCGGCCTCGCGGCGGGCTACGAGGTGGCGCTCTATACGGGCGCGGACCCGGACGACGCCTCCGCGTACATCCTTCCGACCCAGGAGGTGGCCGCCAACGTTCGGGACGCGGTGTTCTCGGTTTCCGCGGTGTCGACGGCGATCACGATCAGCGCGGCCGTGCGGGCTCGGTACGCCTCTGGCGTCGTGTCGGCATGGGCTACATCCTCGACGTCGGAGGCCGTCGACAAGAACACAAACGGCATCGTGACGGCGCGGGATACCGCAACCCTGCTGACCGGGCAGGTCGGAGAGTTGTGGCCCAACGGCACGTCCGAACTCGCGCCCTCGTCGGACTCCGATCTCGACGGACCGGCGTACGGGAGCCGCTATGAGGCCGGGGCAAGCGCTTGGGCCGGAACGTGGGTGCGGCGGGTCGTGAACACGAAGCCCGGCGCTGGCGCGGAGTCCGGGCTGCTGGGTCATCCGGTAGCCGCCGTCCCGGGGCACACGTACACGATCGAGGCGCGGTGCAAGGCGACGACCGGAACGGGCGAGGCGTTGGTCATCATCGAGGCGTACGCTGCGGACGGGACCACGGTGGTCGCGCGCGTAGACAGTTCATCCGCGACGACCGCCTCATGGGCGCGCCGTTACGTGTCGCTGTTGGTTCCGACGAATGCCGCGACCATCAAGGCGTCGCTCGTAGCGAGGAAGACGGGCGCCGGCGGATCCTTCACGGCGGACTTCGACGCGATCTCGTTCTACCGGTCCTCGACCGCGCCCCCCACGCTGACCGCGAGCGTGACGCCCTCGACCGTGACGGGGAGCTGCGAGCGCATCGGCCCCGGCACCTGCACCGCTACGACCAGCTCGGCGACGGCGTCCGGTAGCGGTGGGGTTCCGACTTACACGTACGCCTGGGAGTACGTGTCCGGCACGACCGCGACGATCAACTCCCCGACTAGCGCAACCACCACGTTCACGCGGTCCGCTTTAACGTCTACGTTCCCGGGGACCTCGTATTCCGGCCTCTACCGCTGCAAGGTCACGGACCACGACGGGACGGAGGTCTACACGTCCAACGTGACGGTCACGACGACCCACGCTCACGAGGTTGCCTAGGGGTGCCGCACATCTTCGTGGACAGTTACGAGGACGGCACCGGGTGCGTGCGGTTCGACGGGCGCGGGCAGCGGCTTACGCGCGCGCAACTCGGGGAGCTTGCCGAGAAGCTGCGCGCGGCGATCGAGGATCTCGACGCGAGGTCACTCGGTCTGGTCGCAGAACCCGGCGAGCGTCTCGGAGCCGGTGAGGACGTACCCGTCGTCCCGTAGCTCGTAGGTCTCCCACGCGAGCGCCACGGGATGGCCGTCTCGGGTGGTGCAGTTCCACATGCACCGCACCTCCGACGGCGCCAGAGAGCCATCCGGCGTGACCGTGACGGACGTCGCATCGTCGCATGCGGGGGCATCAACGGAGGAGCACGCCGAGAGCACCAGCAGGGCAGCCAGGATCGTCGTTTTCATGCGCCAGATCGTACCGCTCCCGACGCGCACGTAAAGCGAAACCGGACCTGGTAGACTCGCGCTCGCGCTACGTCCCAACGGGGGACATACGTGAGGGGGTGAGCCGCGATGCGCAGGGCAGCGGGGCTCGCGCACGACGTGCTTGAGCCCCACGAGCGCCCGCCGCCGTCCAGGCAGGAGCGCGACGACTGCCGGAAGATCCTCGCCGCCCCGCGCGCGGCGGCGCCCGAGAGGACACCCGGGTGCCCCGAGTGCGGCGAACCGATCGACGGCGACGCGCTGGCGCGGCTCTACTGCGCCGAGGTGCTGGAGCGTCACGAGAGGTGGAGGCAGAGGGTTCGCGAGTTGGCCGACGACGATGGCGGCGCCCCCTAGAGCCTGAGCCCCGCCCCCGGCTAGCGTCCGCCGCGCGGGGGCGCTACTTGGGGCG